CGTCTGAGTCTTGACGAGCCACAAGCCGACAGCGTTCATTTGTGCCGCTGTCAGGACTGCGCCCGAACTGAAATCTGGTGGTGTAGCCATAATGTTTCTCCTTTACCAGCCGAGTCGACTGGTGTCCAAAATACCTAAAACTGACGAATTAAGCGTAAAAAATTGGTAGTAACTCAACGGACTAAAAGATAGTTCATAACTGGTTTGTTCAGGCGTAATGTTGATAGTCCAACCTTCTAAAACAACATTGACTGTTGTATCGGAACCAGCGGCCGGTACACGGTAAGCAAGACTAAAAGCGATACCAGGGAAGTTTGCTAGAAATGTGGTGTACGCCGATGAGTTTTGCATACGGTCGGTAAACCCTATTTTGAAGCGTAAATCTGTGGTATTTGAAAAGGTGTTGACAATCCAATCGCCGTTGCCTTGTGCCTGGGTTGCGTTGTAGTCGACTGTAGAAGAGTTGTAAAAGGCTTCACCATAAGCGGTTACTGAAGCCGTGTTAGTCCTGGTTTCGCTAGACAAACCCAAAGGCGAAATGGTGGCCGTGTTAATAAAAGTGACGCCGTTTTGAATTCGTTCAAAAGTTTTGTAGGCAATAACTGTTGAAGAAGTATTGCGACCGAAACTAAACGCTGTAGTTAGTTGGTTATATATTGAACCTCTACTAACAGGTTGCACGGTTTGGGCGGTCAAACTTGTAAAGGCTTTACCTGTTCTTAGCAATCCTCTTTCGGTTGCCTGCAAAAGGTTTAGTTGGTTTAAGACTGTGCCGGTGTATGTTTGGGCTGAGGCAACCGAAGAACCAAGACCATAAAAACCGCTGTAAACATACAAAACATCAGGGGGCAATGGGTCACTATTAAACGCTTCCATTTGAAGCGTTGTTATCAACTGGTTTAACACTTGTGCCGTTGCCTGATATCTGCCCATTCGACTTAACGGGTCTACACAAAAAATGGTGGCTGTGCTTAGTCCTGTGTTTCCTGGGTGGTCATTAAATGTTATTTGTTGTACAGCGAAAGTGTCTCTAAATCCTGCCGTAGTACTTGAGTTATAAACGAAAATTGTGTCGTTGAAATTGAAACTGTTAGCCAAATTACTGTTGTTGTTAATTGTTATTGACAGGGAACCGCCGCCGTAGTTGTCTAGGTACTTTTCTCTGCCTTGCGTAATAGAAGCCGAAAGAATATTGCTAGTAATGTCAGTAACACCGTTTAAAAGAAATACCCAGGGCGTTGTAGGCATTACATTGACCTGGTGTTAATTGGTACGGGGCCTGACTGGTACACATAATTTTGTAGTGCTTTAACAATGGCCTGGCTTATTTCTTGTGATGTCGATATGCCGCCGTTGACATTGACAGTTATATTGCCACCCATACCGCCCATTTTTGATAATGGGATAACGGCTTCGGGGCCTGCTTCACCAATCATTGCCAAGGTTGGGCCTGTGACTATGCCACCTTCGGCAAGCATAGGAATGTCTGGTACATCGAATCCACTACCGCCAATGCCAGGCACCCAACTAGGAACTTTAAAAGACAGTTTGCCAATGGTGTTATTCCACAGACTTGCCACAGCCCTAAACGCCGCTTTAAACGGTGCTGAAATGACATCGGCAACAAACCCCATAGTTGCTTTAATTCCGTTATAAATCAGGCTGAATACGCCCATAATGTCATCTTTAAACTTGACCACAAACGCTATAGCCAAACCAAACGGGCCAGTAATGACAGCGAGAATTAGAGGCCAGTTATTCTTGACCCAATCAAACACGCTTTTGATAGCGCCCCACACAGCACCAAAAGCGGCGCCAACAACTCTGATAACACCGTCAAAGATTCCGAATTCTTTTTGCAATAAAACAAGAATTGCAATAACAGCAACGATGGCGGCACCAATCAAAAAGATTGGGTTGGCCGCCATGATTGCATTAAAGGCGGCTTGGATTGCGGCGGCGGCTTTTGTTGTTGCGGCCCATGCTGTGGTTGCGGCATTGACAGCAATAATGGCAACAGCCAAACCGCCAATGACAGCGCCCAAAGTGACCACCAGGGTGGTGTTATTAGTTACGAAATCGGCAACAGATTTGAACGCTGGTAACAGTTTGTCAACTATCGGAAACACGGCGGCGCCAATTGACTCTTTAAATTCGCCCATTTGAATGGTGAACGATTTCATTTTGCCTGAAGCGGTGTTGGCTGAAGTCGAGGCGGCACCCTTGAATGTGTCGCCCAATGCGGCGAAAACTTCATCGGTTGTAGCGCCATTTTCAATCAGGCTTGCCAGGGCTGGGTCTAACTTCTTCAGTGGCCCCAGTTGCCCGTTAAAAGCCTTTGACAGGGCGTCAGATACAGCGCCTAGGTCTTTGCCTGTACCGGCTGAAATGTCTAGCGCCAGGTTCATTAGGTCTTGGGCTTTGGTTACATCACCAGTACCTCTGACTAGTTTGTCAAAGGCTGGCCGTAGTTCATCATCAGCAACAGCGGCGGCTATTGAAGTTTGTGTAATGAACTTTTCAACACTAGCAATTTGTGAATCGGTGGCGCCTGTGGTGTTTCGTAGGCTGGTTGCAAGTAATTGGGCGGCCTTGTCATCTTCCATAAACGCTTTAACGGCGTCAACAGCAACAATGCCTAAACCAGCCAGGGCGGCGGCGGCAGGTACGGCCGCTTTCTTAATAGCAAACTGGGCTTTTTCGCCTGCTGTCTCTAACTTCTTAAATTCTCTAATGGCGCTGTCAATGCCCTTACTGTTGAAGTCTGAAATTACGGGAATTGAAATAGCCATTAGAACACCTTAAAATTCTTGTTTGCTTCAGCCATGACGCCTTCAACTACCTTTTGAACTTCGGTTGTCAGGTCGGCAATTTTTGCTTCGAATACTGGCCAGATAACACGGCTGGCAGAACGCCCAAATTTTGTACTAAACGCTGTACCTAAAGGGTTGACATTGGCACGGCCAGCAATGTCAAAGATTGCGGCGGCTGGGTTCTTTTGCATGACCGAAAAAGCGGCGCCTTTTTTCTTATTGTTGACACGGACACCAACACCCTTAATAGCCTTTGAAGCAGACAACGGAAAAACTTGACGCCCACCTGGTGACCAATTACGGCGTGTACCACTAGGGAATCTCATATCGTCGTAATTAGATTTCATGGCGTCGGTCATCGGTCTAGCGATTTCTTTCATATTCGCTATGTACGCTTTTCGATAACCAGGCTCTACTTGGTTCAAATATTTAACAGCCTCTTTGACCCCAGTAACTTGGATAGTCAAATCGGTTGCCATGGCTATTTTCTGCTTTCGTTGATGACCTTTATAACTGTTGCTAAGTCGTTATTGTCAAAGTCTACTTGCTGTGGCCAGTACCCTGTCGCTACTAGAACTTGTGCTAAAGCGTGTCGGTAGGTACTGGCAAAGTAGGGCGGTCAGGTTCATTACTAACTACTTCAAGCACCACTAATTTTTTGATGAAGTCATCTAGAACCACTGGCACAACAACATTGTGTTGTTGGCATGCCTGGTGGGCTAGGTATGCCAAATCTTCAATACCGATACCGTTGGCCATGTCGCTGGCTTTACGCTTGAACTTTCGTTCCCACGAAACGATAGTGAAAAGGTTTGTACTTACTTCTACAGGGCCATCGCCTTGGTCTACTCGAAGTGTTAGTTGCATGTCGGGCCTTTGCTGTTGTGGTTATGTCAGGAAACAACGGTGGAAAGAACGCCACCCTGAAAAGTAATTGAAATGGTGCTTAATTCGCCCATGGTGGCGTCAATGACTGGCAATTCAGCCAAGAAAGCACCGACTAATTCAAATCGAGGGCTAGTAGCGCTGGCTGTTGTCAAAGCGGCGTCGGTAGTAGCAACCTTAACCGTAGTGGTCGTACCGACAAGCGCCGCCAAAGTAGCGTAAGTCTCCGTGGCCGCATAAGACATATAAAGTTCCAGCGTGATTTCTTGGTCATAAAGACCAGCGACATAGACACGGGAAGTTCCACCAAAGGCTGTTGATTCCAAAGCGTTAACACGATTGGTAACGGTGGCGCTGGTGCATTGGTTGGTCAAGTTGACCGAGTTAATCATTACGCCAGGATTGCTGAGATAAGTGCTCGTCGACATTTTAATTAATCCTTCTTTTGTGGTGCTTTAGTTTTAGCAGATTTTGGGGCTGTGCTGTCGCTAACGATTTCGTCGGATTCAATGAAACCGTGGGCTAACAATGCTTCAATGTTTGTACCGGCACCAGGTACAAATTCTGTTCCTGGTGTTCCGATTTTGTCGCTAACAATTGTGTATTTCATAGTTTGGTTTCCTTAGTTTGCTTGGGCTTGCATGTCGATGGATAGGTCATAAGCGGCAAAGGTTTGGCCGCCTATTGGGATATAGCCAGGGCGCCCCGATTTTACGGCGACATTCTTTGCCAATATGCCAGCAGACATACTTAAAACATTCCGTAAGCCGTCAAGATTGCCTGGCCCTAGTGTCACTACTTTTACCGAAAAATTCATGGTGACAATGTTGTAGTTGAAACAGTCAAAACTTGGGGCGTCGATAAAAACACAGGGTGGGTTAATTTTCTCAGGGTCAAAGACAACCCGTAGCCCTGTAATGGTTGCCAAGGTTGCCGCTAGGTCATCTATGGCCTCATTAAACAGGTCGGTGTAAACAGTCATTAGGCAACCGCTGGCCTTGGGATACCGGCTAACTGTTTGATTAACGGTGACAGGCCCGAAACTGTGGCTACGCCCATGTCGCTAAAACTTGCGAATTGGTCTATGGCGCCTCGCTGTCTATAAATTGAACCGCCCATCATGATGGTGGCTAATTGAACATCAGCGCTTGGGACAGTAGTAAGGCTGTCGGTATACCCTGACTCTTGTCTACGGCGAAATATAAAGTTGTTAGCGCTGTTGGCACATTGAGTTAGAAAAGCCGTTTCGTCTACGCCTGCTAATGCAATACCTAGCCAGGTGCCAATCTGTGTACCTGTAATCCAGGTACATGTTTCGGTGTAGGTCAGGGTGCCTTCAGGGATTGCGGCGCTTCGGTTTAAATCGTCGCCTTCATCATAGAAAAGAACTTGGTTTTCTATTGGGTAGTTGTAGTCGAATGTTAAATCGCCACTACTTGTTACACCTGTGAATAAGTATTCGGGTAAGGCGTAAACATTGTGTGTACCGTTTAAACCGTGGCCTAAGCCTGCCAGCGTAAACGGTAGACCCAAGTCCAATTCAGGTTCTGTAAGCGTTTGTACAACAGCGTAGTTGTCTAAACGCTGGTGAAAAATTACCTGGTATACAGCCATTGGCGGCTAACCGCCTTTCGACTAAGCCTGGGTGATTTTGCGAATCATGCTTGAGTTAGCGGCAAAAGTAGCGGCGTAACCAAACATTGACATGGTACGAGAAACGGTGCTGGGGTTCTCAACCGACAGCAGGCCACGGTCAGCACGGTAAATTTCGTAAGCGTTAGCGTTAAAAATGACCATGGTCTTAGCGGCGAAATTGCGGTCAACGATGATGTTCAA